TACTTCCAGCCAAAGATGTTGTTACTATCTGTTGAGATGTTGCAATTGGATTTATAGAAAGTTCTTTGTAACCACTTACATCAGATGCCACAGAATAATTGAAATAATATGTTTCTCCAGTAGACTCGCCTCTTGGTCCTGTCGATCCAGTTTCGCCAGTCGTACCAGTATGACCCGTAGTTCCAGTCTGACCAGTTGCTCCAGTCTCACCAGTAAAGCCAGTAAAACCTGTTTCACCTGTAGTTCCAGTCTGTCCTGTAGTGCCTGTTTGACCAGTCGTGCCAGTATCGCCAGTGGTTCCAGTTTGTCCTGTAAAACCCGTAAAACCTGTAGCTCCAGTCTCGCCTGTAGCTCCAGTCTGACCAGTGGTTCCTGTATGTCCTGTAGCACCTGTTTCGCCAACAGTTGCGCCTGTAGGACCAGTAGCACCTGTCTCGCCTGTAGTTCCTGTCTCTCCAGTAGCACCAGTAAATCCAGTAGTGCCAGTTTTTCCCGTGGTTCCGGTCTCGCCTGTAGTCCCAGTTTCGCCAGTAGTTCCAGTCTGACCAGTTGCACCTGTTGCACCAGTTAAACCAACACCAGTTGATCCTGTTTGACCTGTAGTGCCAGTTGATCCTGTTTGACCTGTGGCACCAGTGGAACCAGTAGCACCTATGTAACCACCAGTAATCTGTACATAAGTCACACCAGTTGTGCCGTTACTGTCGTTAAAGCTATCAAAAGCTCCAGTGCTGGCAAAGGCTCGCATAGTGTAAGTTTCACTACCAGTAGTAGTAATGATTATTCGTCCAGTACCAGTACTAGACTGAGCAGCAACAATGGTATTGTAATATGATAATATTTGGCTGTTTGGAACAGCTGTACCTGATGAGTCATACAATAAAAACTCACCAGCAAATGCTCCACCCAAACTTTGCGCACGCATCCAATAAGCAACATCCCAAGTACCAGCAGATGGCAAAGTGAAAGTCACCACTGTTACTGGAGTGGCACTAGATACAGCAATGGTGGAAGGAGTTTGATATACGCTGCCACTTATCGGAAGGATGTTAGATGCAGGTCCTGTTGCTCCAGTCGCACCAGTAGCTCCAGCACCAGTTGCACCAGTAGTTCCAGTTTGTCCTGTAGTTCCAGTCTGACCAGTGAAACCAGCCACACCTGTTTGTCCTGTAGCACCAGTATCGCCAGTAAAACCAGCCACACCTGTTTGTCCAGTGAAACCAGTCGCTCCAGTTTCTCCAGTAAAGCCAGTTGCTCCTGTTAGTCCTGTTGGTCCTTTATTTTTTCCAGAATTAAAATTTGTTGCGCCTATAAACATGATTATTTTTATTTCTTATATAAGTTTTTTATAATTTATATACCTATAATACAAAGTTTTTGGTTAATTGAACTCGCTATTGCATACAATCTATTAGTATTATCAATAGAAATCGAAATGCTTTCTCCAGCGCTTAATTCAAATCCATTAGAGTTTGTTACACCAAAAATTCCTAAATATACAACTCCATTATTAGAGTCCATAGATTTTATTGTTACTGATAATGATATTGCGTTATCTGAAAGTTGCGTTTCCGATGTTCCAATAATTTCTTGAAATACAATTACATTGCTTCTTCCAACTGTTTGATCTGAAGCGACTACAACTGGTATACTGTTTGCACTTGTCGATTGCCCTTTCCTAGCTTCTCTAACAACTAAACCAATGTCTCCATCATTTGGCAAAGTTCCTGTTGTGGTGACAACATCATCGGCACCTTCTCCAGTCACAACAACACGAGGTCTTTTTCTAACAAGCGGAGCAGCATCATAAGATACTGCTGTTTCATCCATGACATCCCCGCCTATGCCGGGATTTAAAATTGTATAATCATCACTCATATTTTCTTCCTCCTTGGATATTTATGAAGCTTTTTTTAAAAACGATATTGAATAAATTGACTAAATATAAGAAAATATCTTTTTGGAGACAAATATGACCACTTTGCTGGTGATTGATAACGATTATTGTCAACTTTTAACAACCAATCATAAAATCAAACAAACTTTGTGGGATTGTCTGCGTTTTCGTGAACGGAACTACTTTCATAGCAGACTGTATAAACAGCGACTTTGGGATGGTTACACAGAATTTTTTAAAAAAGAAACAGGAAGATTTTTGACTGGTCTTATTCCAGAAGTTTCTGCTGCACTGAAGCATTTCGATATTGAATATGAAATTCAAGATAATAGATCAGAATTTAAATTTTCAGAAAATTTAATTGAAGAAAATTTTCTCAATCAGTGGCTACCAAAAGGACTTGAACCAATAAAACTTCATGATTATCAAGTTGAACTTATAAGCCAAGCCATAAAGCATAAACGAGGAATTGTATTCGCACCTACTTCGGCTGGTAAGACTTTAATTCTTTTGGGCATATTAAAATCATTGCCTCCAAAAACACCAACATTAATTCTTCAAAATCGTGTAGGTCTTGCAGAACAAAACTACGCTGAATTAAAAAAATGGGATATTCCTAATCTTGGAAGATTGTGGGGCGGTGTAATTGAGCCAAACATAGTAACTGTCGCCAGCGTAATGTCTGTAAAAAAAATAGATAAAGCTTTAAGTAGATTTAAAGTTCTTATTGTTGATGAAATACATGACATGATGTCTAAAACTCCAATAGATGTATACAAAAAACTTAAAAGTACGAGCGTTAGAATTGCAATATCTGCAACGCCTTTCAAATTTGGAGAAAAAGATAAAGTTCAAAAACACCAAGTGAAAGGATATTTTGGACCTATATTGAAAATAAAATCATCTGTCAATGGAGTCCTTACCACGGCACAACTTCAAGAAAGAGGAATTTTATCTTCAAGTAATTGCAATTTTTATCCTATCAATGAGCCAAGTATTCCTTACGACATATATCTTGATGCAGTCACAAGAGGCATTGCAGAAAATTTTTATTTCAATGACATAGTTACCAGACTTGCCAAAAAATGCAAAGGAAGGACATTGATTCTTGTTGATCGAATTGCACATGGAGACATTCTAAACAAGATGATTCCAAATTCGTTATGGGTTCAAGGTAAAGATAATGCAGACACTAGGAAGGAAGTAATTCAACAGCTTCAAAAATCAAAAAAATCTTTGATTGCAATTGCGACACAACAAATATTCAATACTGGTATTAATGTTTTTATTCATTCGCTTATAAATGCTGCAGGTGGTCAAGCAGATCATCAAATCATTCAAAGAATGGGTCGTGGGTTGAGAACTGCAAAAGATAAAGAAGAACTAAATTATTATGATTTTGTTTTTAATATCAATCCATATTTGTTAGAACATAGCAAGAAACGCATCAAAATTCTACGAGAACAAGGACACAATGTTGTGGTCAACGAAACGACAGATATATGATAATTCCAGAATTTGAAAAAGAATATTACGAAAGACAAATAGAATGTATGTCTGAAAGATACAAGAAAATATTTGCTTCGTTGAAAATAAATTGGACTAAATTTTACAAACTGATTTCTTCTAAATTGAACGAAAGTACATTTAGAATTTGGATATTCTTATGTGGATTGGAACCAATACTAAAAGAATGCAGAACAAAAAGCTCTAAAAAAGAAAAGCTTCAGTATTTGACAGAAACATCGAAGAAAAGAATCTACACAATAACAAAAGATGATGATAAAATTAAATTTTTCTTAAGGAACTTATGAATGATTGAAATAGAAATTACTCAAGAAATGATCATTCGTGCCACAAAAAAATCATTGGAAATGGGAGAGATAAGAAACTCTATTACCAGTGGGATGGGAAATATAGCTGGCTTTATTGGAGAGCAAGTTGCAAATGAAGTTATAAAAGGAATTATAAATAACACTTATGATTATGACATTATTGAAAACAACATACTTTGGGATGTAAAAACCAAAAGATGCACATCTAGACCAAGACCACATTATGAATGTTCTATTGCAGCTTTAAACACACATCAAATATGCACAAAATATGCATTTGTTAGATTGGAATTCAGTAATGATACATGGCATAAAGCTTACATCTTAGGATGGCTTGATAAAGATGAATATTATAAAAAAGCAAAATTTCTTAAAAAAGGAGATTTTGATCCAGACAATAATTTCACTGTAAAAGCAGACTGTTATAATGTTAAAATTTCAGATTTGAATCCTTTTGAAGTATGATCATTCAAATTTTTCTTCGCCATTTTCATCTTCAAAATGAAGAACAATTCTTCCTAAAGTTGTTGTATACTTTCTAAAAACTTTAATTTTACCTGAGTGGATTTTTCTGTGACATAAACAGCAAACTGTTATTGTGTTCATTTCATGGTATTTTCCACCATCTTTTCCTTCAATTATACGATGCACATCTAGAAGATCATAATCGCTTTCTCGACAAAAATAACAACTCTTGTCGGAAAGTTTTTTTATCTGTTTTTTGCTTTTTTTGCTTCGCATGCTAAATTATAAAGGTAAATGTTCATAAATAAAAATATGCAATTCAAAGAATTTTTTAAATCTGATTCGAATCGTTATGATGCCTATGTTTCTAGGCTTGTTCGATGCACTCCAAAAGTTAAATTGGTAACTCTTTGTGAAAATAATTTTCCAATATACAGAGCCACCATTAATCCCGACAAATCAAAATCAATTTTTATAGTCGGTGGAATTCATGGTAATGAAATAGGTGGAATCACTGGAATTATCGATTACTTATCAAGAGGTAAATTTCCCAAAGATATAACACTTGAGTTTTTTCCTATTCTAAATCCAACTGGATTTATATCCAATAACAGATTTACTGATGAGGGGAACGATTTGAATCGAGATATGTGTCATCGTATAAAACAACCAGAAGTTAAAAGTATTCTAGAATTGGCGAAGAAAATGAAGCCATCTTTATTCTGGACACTACATGAAGATGAATCTACAGATGGTTTTTATTCTTACTACTCAGACGAAGATAAAAAACCTCTTTGGGATAA